AATACAATCTCTTATTACAGCATACAATTATAATATGCAAATGATTAGAGACGTTACCGGATTAAATGAAGCAAGAGATGGGTCCTTGCCTGATGCGGATTCTTTAGTCGGCTTACAAAAAATGGCTGCCAACGCTTCTAATGTAGCTACTAAGCATATTCAAGACGCTAGTTTATTTTTAGCTTTAAGCACTTGCGAAAACATTTCTTTAAAAATAGCTGATGTATTAAATTTCCCCCTTACTAAAAATTCTTTAATGAATAGTATATCTACATTTAACGTAGAAACGCTAAGGGAAATAGAAAACTTAAATCTTCATGACTTTGGAATATATTTAGAAATGGAACCGGATGATGAAGAAAAAGCTGAATTAGCGGCTAATATAAATGCTTCATTAAAACAAGGTAGTATTGATATAGAAGAGGCTATAGATATACGTGAGATTAAAAACATTAAGTTAGCTAATCAAATGTTAAAACTCAAACGTAAGAAAAAATTAGAAAGAGAACAGGCTGTAACCCAACAAAATATACAAGCTCAGGCAGAAGCGAATGCTCAAGCTTCCGAAAAAGCTGCAATGGCAGAAGTACAAAAACAACAAGCCCTTACATCTGAAAAAGTTGCTATAGAGCAGGCTAAATCTCAATTTGAAATACAAAGAATGGAGAGAGAAGCTCAAATTAAAAAGCAGTTAATGGCCACGGAATTTGATTACAACATGCAGCTAGCTCAGGCTAAAGTTGGAGCCGCTACACAAAAAGAAAAAGAAATAGAAGACAGAAAAGATAAAAGAGTAAAAATACAAGGTACTCAGCAAAGCGAGCTTATACAACAAAGGCAAACAGGGGGAGTGCCTAAAAATTTTGAATCACAAGGAAATGACGTAATGGGAGGATTTGACTTATCGTCATTTGATCCCTCGTAAATAAGTATTTAATAATTATATAATATTATATCATGAATGAACAAGTAAAAACGGAAGGGTCTTTTAAGATTCAATCCAAGCCAAAGCTAACTGATGAGCAGATAGCCGCAAAAAACAAGGAACCTTTAATAGACGTTCCAAGCAATGTAACTAGAGTAGTAATTCCTAAAGAAGAAAAAGATGCCGTTCAAGAGCCAAGCGCAAGCGGTGTGGATGAGAATAAACCAGCCGAAGATGTACATAAAGTGGAGGAAGGAACATCCGACCCAGTCATTAAAGAGATTACCGAAGAAAAAGAAAAAGAAAAAGAAGAGCAACAAGAGGAAGTAAAGATTGAGGGGTCTCAACTTATTGAAAATAATTTACCAGAAAATATAAATAAACTGGTAGATTTTATGAGGGAAACAGGGGGGACTATGCAGGACTACATTAGGTTAAATACTAATTACGAAGATGTTGATAGAGACGTTTTGGTAAAAGAATATTATAAAAGTACTAAACCTCATTTGTCAAAAGAAGAAATTGATTTTATGATCGAAGACACTTTTGCATTTGATGAAGATATTGATGAAGAGCGAGACATCAAAAGAAAAAAGCTCGCATACAAAGAAGAGGTTTCAAAAGCCCGTAAGTTTTTAGAAGATACGAAGAAAAAGTATTATGACGACATCAAGTTGAAGTCGCCACAACTTTCAGAAGATCAGCAAAAAGCGTCGGACTTTTTTAATCGATATAAAGAGGATCAGGAAAGAAACTCACAAAACCATGAGAAGTTTAAAGCTCAAACCGAACAATTATTTAATAAAGATTTCGAAGGTTTCGATTTTAATTTAGGAGAAAAAAAGTTTAGGTATGGGGTACAAAATGCATCTCAAGTGGGAGAAAAACAATCGGACATTAGTAATTTCATAGGGAAGTTCCTTGGGGAAGATGGTACGATTGAAGATACCAAAGGGTATCACAAGGCTTTATATGCAGGAGCTAATGCTGATAAAATAGCAAATCACTTCTACGAACAAGGTAAGGCAGATGCTATTAGAGATGTTGTAAACAAATCTAATAATACATCTACCGAGGCTAGAAAAGCAGCACCTGTTGAAAGTGCTCGGTTCGGAGCTTATAAAGTTAAGTCAATTTCTGGAGCGGACTCTGCAAAACTAAAAATTAAAAAGTTTAAAAACTAATAAAAATGAGTTTATTACCACAATTTGGGAGTATAGTCCCATCACAAACACAGCAATTACTTGCTACAAATTATTTACAATGGAACAACAAACAACAATGGCGGAGGCGCTGGAATTCCAGGAAACTTTGTTGACTTTGCTCAGCAGTATTTACCAGAAATCTACGAAGCAGAAGTAGAACGTTATGGAAACAGAACGTTATCTGGATTTTTACGAATGGTTGGCGCTGAAATGCCAATGACTTCTGATCAAGTTATTTGGTCTGAACAAAACAGATTACACATTTCTTACGCTGGAGTATCTCAAGCTAACGGAGCTGGTACATTATCTGTAATTACTCTTAACCCAGGCGCTGTAGCAGGAGTTAGTAATGTAATCTCAGTAAATGACACTGTTGTTGTTTTAGATCCAGCTAATGGACTAGAAGCTAAAGGTATTGTAACTGCTTCAGTATTAGGAGCTGCAGGAACAATTACTATTCAGCCTTTTGCTGGAACTACTTTGACTACTCAAGGTTTCTCTGCAACTGGATTAAAAGTATTTGTTTACGGATCTGATTATTCTAAAGGAACTACAATCGGAACTGGAGCAGGTAACTCAGCTGCAAGAAATAGTATTGAACCGGTATTAACACAATTTTCTAACTCTCCAATCATTATTAGAGATCAGTATGTTGTATCTGGGTCTGATACTGCACAAATCGGATGGGTAAATGTAGCGACTGAAGACGGAACTGACGGGTACTTATGGTATTTGAAAGCTGAATCTGAAACACGTCTACGTTTTGAAGATTATTTAGAAATGGCAATGGTAGAAGGTGAATTAAATGCATCTGCTCTTAATCCATTAACTCAGCCAGGAACACAAGGTTTATTTGCCGCTATTCAAGATAGAGGAAATGTTGAAACTGGATTTACAGCTGCAAATGGATTAACTGAATTTGATGCAATCCTTAAAAACCTTGATACTCAGGGAGCAATTGAGGAAAACATGTTATTCTTAAATCGCCAGACTGCTTTAGATTTTGATGATATGCTAGCAAGCATTTCTTCAGGAGTTTCAGGAGGTGTTGCTTATGGATTATTTGAAAATTCAGAAGACATGGCACTTAACTTAGGATTTAGCGGTTTCCGTAGAGGATCTTATGACTTTTACAAAACAGATTGGAAATACTTAAATGATGCGTCTACTCGTGGAGCTATCAATGGAGTTAATTCAATTGAAGGTGTATTAGTACCTGCTGGAACTTCAACTGTTTACGATCAAGTTTTAGGAACTAATATTCGTCGTCCATTTTTGCACGTACGATACAGAGCTTCTCAAACTGATGACCGTAGAATGAAATCTTGGTTAACAGGATCTGTTGGAGGCGCTAGTAACTCAACTCTTGATGCAATGGAAGTAAACTTCCTATCTGAAAGATGTTTGATTACTCAAGCAGCTAATAACTTTGTATTATTTAGAGGAATCTAATAATTCCAACACTAAAGGCGGGGGCTTTCGAGCCCTCTCCTTTATTTTTAATTATTTAATTATATTATATTATGGCAAATAAAAAACCTGTAGCTAAAAAAGCTACAACAGAAAAAGAAATTATAGAAACAGTAGAAAAAGCAACTGTTAAGGAACCGGTTGTTGAAACACCAAAAAAACCAACTAAACCTAAATGGGAAATTAAAGATAGGTTGTATTACTTAGTAGGTAGACATACTCCTCTTACATTAACTATTCCGGGTAAGCATACTAGAAAACATGCATTGTTGTATTTTGATCCCGAAACCGGTAACCAAAAAGAAATTAGATACGCCACTAATCATGATTCCCCTTTTAAAAGTGAGCAAGAAGGAGAAGCTACGTTAGGGCATATTATGTTTAGAGATGGGGATTTAAGAGTTCCTAAAGAACAACAAAATTTACAAAAACTTCTTTCTTTATATCACCCCTTAAAAGGTCGTATATATGAAGAATATGATCCCGTTGAAGAAGCTTACGATGATTTAGAATTATTAGATCTTCAAACCGATGCAGCAGTATTTGCTAGAGATATGGATATTGACGATGCTGAAGCTATATTAAGGGTTGAAATGGGCAGCACAGTTAATCAATTGTCATCAAAAGAAATAAAAAGAGATTTAAGATTGTTTGCAAATAAAAATCCTGAATTATTTTTAGAATTAGCACAAGACGAAAATGTAGGACTTAGAAATGTAGCAATAAAAGCTACAGAAAGTAATATAATTACTTTATCTCAAGATCAACGAACTTTTTCTTGGACATCTAATGGCAGAAAATTAATATCTGTACCTTTTGATGAAAATCCTTATTCAGCTATGGCAGCTTATTTTAAGACCGACGAAGGAGTTGAAGTTTATAGATCTATAGAAAAGAAACTTAATTAGTAGTTTTTTAAAAAAACACGTAATTATATTATAGATGGTGAATTATTATTGACCGGTTTCTTAAGTGAGACCGGTTAATATTTATAACAAAAGAAATAAAATGGCAGTAAACGTAGACATAGTTTATAAAACGGTGTTACTTATTCTTAACAAAGAACAGAGAGGTACGCAAGTTCAGCTTGAAATATTTGAAAGTTATTTTGATACTGTAAATATACAACTTCGTAGACCAGACAATGATACGGAATATGGTGACAGAATTAAAAATGTTGATCAAGCCATTTCTATATTTAAAAAATACGGGACAGCTACTTATGTTGCACCAGATAAATGCTTTACGCTTCCTACAGCCTCTGGAGCTAGTGCAGCTACACAAAATTTTACAGGAAATGGCACATCTATATCGTTTCCTTTTACATCAATAACATCTTCTCAGTTAGCTAGTAGTGTAATATCCGTCACTATTAATGGTGTTATTACAACCGCTTTTACTATTAGCGGTGCTAACATAATATTTAATACTATTCCAGCTAATTCAGCCGCTATAGTTGTTACGGCAACCCCAGAGGACTTTTATAAGCTTGGCACAGTAATATATAAAGACACTACAGAAGCTCAACTGGTGCAGCGAAACGAGCTTTTATATATAAATACCACTCCTTTGGTTGCACCTACTGCCACATATCCTGTATATTTATATGAGAACCATAAATTATATTTATATCCGCAAACTATTACATCGGATATAACAGTAAGCTATTTAAGAAAACCTTTAGATGTTATTTGGAATTTTACAATACCGTCAGGACAAAATTATTACCAATGGGATCCAACTAATTCTGTTGATTTCGAATTATCAAAAACAGAACAAACTAATATTATATTAAAAATATTACTTTATTCTGGAGTCGTTATAAAAGATCCTCAAATAATTAATGTAGCCGCTCAACAAGTTCAACAAGAAGTACAACGCTCAACATTATAAGATATGCCTATACCTAATGGCGGTTTAATAACCGAAACTAACGAACAATATTACGCTGGAGCT